GCGGATACCGAGGGGGTAAAGTACGGGCCGGTGTCGCCTTTAGCTCCGGCTGCGCCGGGGTCGCCCTTGGGGCCCTGCTCTCCGGCGGGGCCTTCCGGGCCTTGTGGGCCTGCCGGACCCGCGGGGCCGGGTTCGCCGGGTTTGCCCTCGGAGTTTACGCCGCTGTCCTCGTACTCGTTTTTTTCGAAGCTCCACACATACCAGTTGCCATTATCGCCGATATACGGCGTTTTTACCGTCGCAGTCTCCGCTTTTTCTGCGGCCTTTATCACGTCCTCCGCCCAGTCCGGCGCAGGAGGGGGAGGCACGGGGCCCGTGCCTCCTATGGATTGCTCGACGTATGCGGTTATGATGTGCGTTTTGCCGACGGTCTCCCCGTCCAGCAGGCGCAGCTCGATCTGCCCCACTCCGGGTACGGCGGTATCCGCAGCGTCCGGCGTCCACTGGATAGGCGAGGACGTGCCGCCCACGACTACCGGCCTGATCTGGCCGTCCGGGCGCTTGTATACGATGGATACGGTTCCGCCCGGGTACTCCTCCAGCCACGGGGACACGTCAAATTTGTGTGTGCGATAGGCGTTCTCGCCCACCCGCCCAACGATAAGCTCCCGGGTGAGTATGCCGGGGCACGAGGTATTACTTTGCATTTTTCAGCGCCTCCTCCAGTTGTTTTATGCGGTTTCCCATATCCCGCAGCATTTTATGTGTATTCTGTGCGTCAGCCCACAGAATAGCTGGTACGCGGTCATATTCCACCGATTCAGCCATTACCTCCCGCGTTTCTTTGTCAGTTTGATAATCCACCAGCCACGGGAATTCCGCTTCAAGCTCCTCGGCGATAAAGCCGTAAAAATAGCGGCCTTTGTCTAAGCCGCTTTTAGGAGTATATGTGACCGCTCTCACACGGTCTATTCTGTCACTTACGCTGTCATACTCCCTGATATCGTGTATCTCCTTTTTATATCGTATGGAAGATGAAACCATACCTAAAGAGTATCCACCGCCACCCGAATATGAAACTAATCGAGTATTGGCACTGCCGCTTGCGCTTGGTGGGGATGTCATAAAGAATCTGTTATCAGTCGTTAAGTTACCTTCAGCATATAGATTACCTTTCACTGATAGCCCGGTATATCCCTCTATATCCACGGCTCCCAAGGTCAGTTTTCCGTATGTATTGCCATACAAGGTGACACCGTTACCCGTAAGATTGTTTCCGTTTATGGTAAATCCTGCAATTTTACCGCTGTTCGCCGTTATTTTCCCGGTGAACTCACCCGCACTTGCGTATATGGTGCCGCTGATCGTCAGGTTGCCGTTGCCGTCAAAGGCAAACACCGTGTTTCCGCTGGTATTTTTCATCGTGATAGTGTTGGCGGTCAGGTCAATTAAAAATCGGCCATCTTTTGATTGGAGTATGCCCGCGGTAATCCGCGCCGCGTCCATGCCGCCTGTGATGATAAAGTCCGCGTTGATCTTGCCGTTAATCGTCATTGCGAGGCCGTATGGGCCGTTGTAGCCGCTGGACGAGTAGCCGAGGCCGGACTTGTTCCACCGCCAGACCTGCACCGCGCTCTCTATGTCCGGCTGATCCATTATCAATATCTCGTCCGGGGTTTTGCCGCCGGTGCTGCTGTGTATTACCACATAGCCGCCCTGATTGCCGGTTATCAGCTCCGTCGCCTCTATCACCGCCGCCTGCAGCGCCGTGAGGTCGGGGCCCTTGGCTATCTCCTGCGCCTGCTCCGCTATGGTCATGGCTACATTTTTGCGGACGTTGCCTATGGTTACGCTGTCGTATGCGTCGATGAGTACGTTATATACCGTGCTGGTCACCTGCGCCGTGGCGTTTACGCCGAGCCGCTCAAATATCACGGTAACGGTGTCGCATAGTTCCACCCGCTCCAGCAGGGCGAGGTCTTTGTACTCCTGCGTCTGCTCGAGCTGCACAAAGGACACATTGAGCGATACCTCCGGCACGCCGATGTTGTGGTCGCTCATGTACTGCTCCGCCGCCGCCTTGAGGGCCTCTGCCGTAGGAGCTTCCTTAAATTCCGCCCTCAAATCGAGTGGCAGCACGCGGGTATAGTCGTATGTGCCGGGCGCGGGGGTGACTTTCGGGCTCGTCTCCACTATGCCGTTGCCGTCGCTGTAATAGGCATATACCCCGGTGTACACGTTGCTGCAATTTTCGTCCTGCTTCAGGTCAGTCAGGTTTTTGCCATAGCGTATGGTCACGCCGCGGTCAGTGCCGCGCTGCTGGTAAAGCCGCACGGTGTATTTGTCGTATTTATACTCTCCGCCGTAAACCTCGAGCATAGTCGGCAGCAGCGAACGGATGGACGCGGGCGATTTTACGGTAAAATCGCCGGAGGAGGTCATGTCAGACCAGAATGTAAACGGGTTCGCCGCGACGGCGTTTGTGCCAAACCCCGCGAGCGCTGCCTGAATTGAGGCCGCCGAGTACGGAGAAACGGGTATCCCGGTCAGGTCGTAGCTGATGTGATAGGCGTATACCGTGACGAGGCCATTTATGGGTTTGCTTATGCGGTACACCCTAAAGGGCTGCGCTAAATCGACAGGGTTAGGCTTGGCGAGTATGATCGAGCGCTGTTGTATTTCGGCGTAGTGTATGCCCTCCACGGGGTATTTGAGGGTAAGCTCAAAGGCGCCATTGCGCGTCTCCTTGACGGTGCAGCTCGCCGCATCGGAGAGTTTGCCGAGGCCGTTTGTCGTAAATGCCGTCGCCGTCGGCGCAAATAATACCGGTTTCATAACGTCCACCACCTCGGGGTTATTTCAACGGAGGTTATGCCGCCCGTCCATGTTATCTCATTATCGCCGGGCGCAAGCTCCGGAAAGTCTGGGATCGTGACCTTGCTGTTTAGGTTGGTCGTGCCTTTATATGCGTTTTCGGTGTCGCTGTCCAGCGTGATGCTGCCATCTATGGCGGCGAGTGTGCAGACATACTCACCTACCTGCAGCGTTGCCGCCCCGCTGCCGTAAACGGTGATGAGGGGCTTTGCGTTAAACGCGGTCGGGTTGGTTATTGTCACGCCGCTGGTGCTTATCGTCTGCGCCGTGTCGCCGATGTTCAAAAAACGCTGGGGCTTGCAGTTAAACTCTATCGTTGTTCTGCCGTATAGATTAAATGTGTTTTCCAAATCCATCGGCCCTTGAAAAAAAGCCATGCGATAGCTGTCGGGGGTGTAGTCGTCCACAAGTTTGTGGTAGCCGCCCACGTTGAGCCACGCCGCCACGGCACGGGCAACATCCGGCAGTTTGCTGTTGTTTCGAGGGCCGCTGAGGTAGATGTCGTATCCTTGTATATAATTGCTGTATGCCTGCTGCTGCAGGAGCAGATCGCCGTTTCGCCCTGGCACGCTGATCGCGCTCTGCTTACGCTGCGGCACGGTATATGTCGGATACCGCTCAACAATGCAATTCAGGCTGTCGCTGTTTATGCCGTTCCAGCTTATCATTTGTAAATCGCCTCCTGTCTCGCCACGGCGTCGTTTATGCGGTACATGATCTCATCTGCAAGGGCCTCCACGTCCTGCCCCTCGGCGCCGTAAACGGTGATGTTGACGCCGCCCATCATAGCGGCGCTTTCGGCGTTGCTTTTTATCTGCGTCCCTTGGGGCAGCCGAAGCAGCTCGGGGCCTTCCTCGCCTACCAACGTCCAACCGCCCTGCCAGTAATCCGTGCCGCGGGCGTTACGGCCGACGCCGGAATCCCACGCCTTGCCGCCCACGGCAACGCCCTTATAGTCCCAATCGCCGTTGAGCCACTGAGCCAATTCTGCGAACGCCTGCCGGAAGCTGCCCTTCATTTTGCCGACGAGGTTATCCAGGCGCTTGTGAAATTTATCGACAGCGGCCACGCCCTCCTCGGAAAGTACCTGATTGTTTTCGTGCGCCGCCTGTTTCATGTCATCGAGAGCTTCCGCGCCGTCGTTGATGATAGGATTGAGTTTCAGTGCGCCTTCGCCCATGAGGGACATTGCAAGTGTGTCGCGCTCCGCGCCCTCCTCCATATTAGCGAGGGCGTAAACAACATCGTTAAATAGATCGTCGGTGTCGCGTATGTTGCCGTTTTCGTCCGTCAGCGTCACGCCGAGTTCTTCGAACGATTTTGCCATCTCCTCGTTACCCTCAACTGCGGCTACCGCATTTTTGCGGAGGTCTTTTGTGAGGTCGGCTATCTCTTCCATGCTCACGCCCACTTGCTCTCCTGCGTAGCCCCATTCTTGCAATGCGGTCGTGCTCAGGCCGGATGTGCCGGAGAGCAGTTTCAGGTTTTCGGCGAGTTCAATGGTCTCTTTTCCGATCTCCACCATATAGCCCGCCGCCGCGCCGAGCACTCCGGCAAGGCCGAGCATATCGGTGTTTATGCCGCCGAGGTCGATTTCACCCAGCGCGTCAGGGAGGTCTATGCCAAACTTGCCCGCAAGGTCGCCGAGGGTGCCGCTGGCTGCTCCTGCCGCCTCTCCCGTCTCGCTCAGAGCGCCGCTCATGTCATCGAGGCTGCCCAAGCTGTCGTCGAGACTGTCCGCGAAGCCGCTCAGGCCGGATTGCGTTTCGTCAAGCTGCCGCTCAAGGTTTTTGAGTTCCGCATTGGCGTCGTTTACGGCTTCCTGCCATTTCAATGTTTTTGTGTCGTTTTCGCCGTATAGATCAGCGGATTTTTCGAGCATACCGTTCAGCGCGTCCACGCGCTTTTTCTGTACGTCGATCTGTTTGTTTAATACCTCGGCGGTTCTCTGCGCTTTTTCCTCCGCTTCGGTGTTTTCGTCAAAACTGGCGGTGACGAGTTTCATCTCGCTGCCGAGGGTTTTTGCCTGTTGTATGATCTGGTTGATGCTGTCGCGGTATTCTTTCTCGCCGTCTATGCCCAGCCTCGGGCCTATGCTCACAGCCATATTGTTTACTCCTGATTCATTATTTCGTCGTAGGTCAGGGGCCGCTCATAATCCGCGCCGTTGTATATAGCGCGGCAGTCAATGAGGTCAAGCAGCTCGCCGTATGCGGTGTGTATGGTTTCTGCGCGGCTCATGCCGAGGCTCAATCCAAAATACACCAAAAAGGCCGGGGTGATCTTCACTCCCCGGCCTCGGTTTTTTTTGACGGGATCGCCCTCACCGTCCTGTGAGTGTCCCTGCCGTATGCGTCTATCGCGGCGTTAAATATCTCCGCAAATTCCTCCAGTGTCAAAGAGGCCACCTCGTCATACGTCAGGGGAGTGGGCTTGTAACCGGGGGCTTCAAACGCCGCCGCTTTCTCGCCCATGAGGGATAGTATACACACAAACCGCATACGGTTTTCCGCCCTCCGGCCCGCCTCGCTGTCGTTGAGGTAGGCCATGAGGTTTGTTATATCGCCCTCCGGGCACAGGCGGGCCAGTTCGATGCAGGCGCCAACGCTATATTTAAATTTCACCTCGCGTCCATTAACCTCTACCATGCGTTAAACCCCCGTTATATTGAGCACCTGTTTGATGACTGCAAGCGCCGCGGCCTCGGTCTCCTGGTGCTCGCCGCGCAGCCGCCAATCGCGTTTGGCCTTGTCGCTGCGTACCACATCAAACGTGAGGTTCTGGGTCTGCCAGTTTTCGGTCTCCGTTTCGGTCTGCGCTCCCTCGTCCGGGGTGGCGAGCTTGCATTTGTAAATGACCACAGGCCGATAGCTCTGTACGCCCTCATATTGCCATTTTTCGATGTAGCCCACGCCCACGTATGGGGTTTCTGCGTCATCGTTGTCCACATATACCTGCACTGTTTCAGTGCCGACGGTCAGGCTGGTCGCGGCAGGCAGGCCGCGCATGAGTTTGTCAGCCTCCAGTGTGAGGCCGTCCACGCTCAGCGCAAGGGTGCCGCCAGTAAATTTTCCGGCGGCGCTTTCGGCTTCTACGTTGTCGGCAAAAAACTTGCTGCTGTTGTTGGAGCCGCTGGTCATGTTGACGCTCACGCCGCGTGCCATTTTCTGGCCGTTAGCGTATGATATATCGTTTCCGTTGTGCGAGTATATAGCTACATATGGTTCCGAAAAGCCTATTCTTACTCCGCCATTATTCATTTATTCGCTCCTCATTTCATAATTTGTGCCGTTTCCTCGTCAATCACTGCCGCCATGGCCTCTAAGGCTTCTTCTTGGCATTTTTTGATCGCTTTACGGACAAACGGGTATTTTTGTTGTATGCTGCTGCCGCTCTCCACGGCGGCGGCTATGATCTGGTTAGGCTGCCCCTGCGGGTATTTTTTTGTTTTCACTCGGTTATAGCCGCGAAATCCGATTTTGACGTTTAAAAAGCCCTCATCGTCGCGCATTCTGGATATGCCAAAGCTGTCCTTTAATCCCTCGATCTGAATTTTGGGCACGCCGTGGGTGTATTTTTTGGTTTTGCTCGTATTAGGCAGCGTCGGAACCTCGTCGAGCCCGTTTCTGATCGCGTTTGCCACTATATCCGCCCCCGCGTATACAGCCTTCGCTGCCGATTCCCGGCTATTTTTGCCGAGAGCAGATAATTTCCGCTCGTACTCCTCGAGGCCCTTAAACTTTAGCGTCGCCATCAGGGCACCTCCCACGTCCATTCGTAATGGATCAGGTTCGTCTCGTCCTCGTACTGTACGGAGTTCAGTCGCCAGGGTATCCTCAGAGAGTTAAGGGCTGCCTGTATATTGTCCACGGCCGGGTCATATTCCTGCGGGGTGTAGTAGTCCACCGTGCCGGTGATCGCTTGCTCTGCCTTTCGGTTGCTGGCGCTAAATCCGTTTTCCCCGTCCTCCGCCCAGACGCAAAACGGCGGTTCCATGTGCGGCCTCCAGTAGTGCTTTGTATTCGGCACCACTTTTGCCAGCGCCTCACCGAGAGGCTGTAATTTATTCTGCAACGTCATACAGTTTATCGAGCCTCCTCAATGTAAGGTCTGTTATTTTCAGCCCGTCCTCGTCGATCAGATGCTGAACATTATCAATGCGATACTGTTTTTTGTCCTCGGTCACGGCATACATACCTATTTCGGCAGCGTCCGTCCGCCATGTCCTGATTAGTAGGTCTATCTGTTGATTTGCGCCAAACGCAGCATACTGGCGCCCGTATCCGATAGCGCGTTCCGCGTAAAGCAGCCATTCGGCAGGGATAAGATACATGGCGGGCATTCCGCCCGCCACTTCGTTCGTATCTTTCAGTTTGCACAATATTACAATGCCCGTATCGTATGTCATACGCCGTCCTCCTGCATTTTCTGACTGAATAGGCGGTTGTTGAGCGCATAGCGGAGCATACGGGGCATTACGGGATTATCCTCCGCGCGTTTGCGGAATAGATACGCGGCATACATAACAAGGATTTGCGCGTCCTCCTCGCAGTTGGTGTTAAGGTTTATGCCCTCGCGGGCGATCATGCCCGAGGCAGCATTAAGAAGCTGCCCCAGGTACTCATCGTATGCCGTGGTCGTCAGCGACAGGTTAAACTTAAGCCGCGCCACAAGTCCCGGATTTGCCATGGGTCAGCTCCTCCTTTCTTAAGACTTGGTTACGGTGAGGGTATATACCCGCACAGCGTTGCCGTTTTTGACGGTTACGGTCAGGGTATTGCTGCCGCTTGTCCAAGTCGCGGTACCGCCGTTGTTGAGGTTTTTGCCGTTAAGGTTGAGCTCGATCTTAGCCTGCGCCTGCGCCGCGGTTGCCTCGATCTTGTCGGTAGCGGCTGCCGCTGTAATGGTGTATGCCATCACGGCAGGATCAAAAGTGGGCGTGAGAGTCTCGCTGCCTACGGTCAGGCTCTGGAGGAGCGCGTCGTTGGCGGTGTCTGCCGCGAAGGTCATGGAGGTGGTGACATCGCTGCCGTTGATGTTGAGCGCGACGAAAGACTGAGGTATGACAGGCGTACCATCCGCACGAGCTTTGCCGCGGAAAACGGTGTTATCCTGGACAAACTGTACGCTGTGGTCGGCGTCGATCTTTATCTCGCCGCGGTTTACCCAGAGGTAGAGGTCGCCGTAGCCGCCTATGATGTCACCGTCGGGGACAAACTCCAGTATATCAATGTCGCCGGTGATGATGGGGAGCGTTGCAAATACGCCGGCGGCTATATCGCCAGTCGCGGTAAAGGTTATGACCTTCGATTTGAGCAGGTTGTAAGTCTTACTGTTCATCGCCCAGAACTTTTCGCCGCGGGCATACAGACTGTATGCGTTGCCGGTGGCGACAGTGAGCGCCGCCCAGAATGCAGCGCCGGTCAGGGTGCTGTCGATCTTCTGGACGTTGGTGGTGTGGAGGTCTACCCATGCGGGGGCATTGGCGGGATAGTCGTTGGGCTTGGCGGTCTGGGCGAGGCGACTTACTATGCCCATAGGCATTTTGATGCCGGTGCCGTAGAGGATCGCCTTGTCCTCTGCGAGGCCGATAGATTCGGACAGCATCTCCACGATCCACGAAGCGAGGTTGATGTCGTTGTCCTCGAGTATGCTGTTGCACACCGGCACAAAACCGGCCACTTTGTAGCCGTCCACAGTGACCTGATTAAACACAAACTGCAGTTCGTTTATAGCCGCGCACATCTCAGTCCATATCGCCTCGGGCACGGTGCCGGCTATGGTCTGGCGGGCCTCTCCATTAACATTGCGGACGCGGACGCGGTTGAGCAGTTTGGAATACCTAAACATGTTCTCACTGATGAGGTCGAGAAACACTATGGGGACGGTCAGATCGGCACCGTTTACCGCGCGCTGGGCCCCGCCCTTCATACTGCGCAGTTCCTTCAGGAATGCCTTAACGTCCTCGCGGGCTATAATCTCCTGCCGGGTCTGCATGGGCAGGGCGTCAAAAACGCGCTGTTCTTTGGGCAGCGCACGGATATTGATGTTGATCATTCTGGTTCTCTTGCTCCTTTCGTTTTCTTCGATTATCATGGTCTCTTCAGTAGGAGGCTCTTCGGCGGGAGCCGCCTCCTCGATGCCCTTGAGTTCTTCCTCCAGCCTGTCTATCGCCGCTGCGCACTCATCTTTCGCCTTGTCAAACGCGCTCTTTTCAGCTTCGTACTTGGCGACTTCTTCCTCCACGGCCTTCTGCTGTTCCTCGTCCGTGGCCTCCGTGACCTCGGCGATAGCGGCCTCGAGCTCGGTCTCGCGCTTTTTAAAGGCAGCCTCTTTGCCGCGCAGCTGCTCCAGTTCTTTTTTCTTGTTGTCAATGCTCCGGCGGAGCATCAGGGCTCTAAGTGCCATTACTTATTTCCTCCTTTAATCTTTGTTTTCATGTCGGCGCGCCACTTTTCGGCCTTGCGCCGCTTGATATCGTTGATTTCGGCCTTCCGGGCCTCTACCTGGGTATCCTCGTAGGCTGGGAAGGTTACTACGCTTACCTCCCAAAGTTTGACTTTGCGGAGGTGCCATACGCTGGGGCCATCCTCGTTGTAGTCCGTGCTCTGCTCGACTATGTCAAAACCAAACGAGCATTGATTGACGTCGCCGCGCTTGACGCGCTCATAGAGGTTCATAGCGTCTTGATCTTTGGGGTTAATTAGGATACTGCCCCAAAGGCCCTTGTCATCGATGCGTAGGGTGAGCGTGCCGGCGGTGGTACGTCCCAGCACCAGCCGGGTATCATGGTCAGCCAGTGCGCGCACATCCCGCTCAGTCTCGCCGTCAAAAGCGCCGGGCTCTATGGTTTCATATGCGTCGTCCCACAGCCAGTACTTACTGCCGTATACGGCAAAATAGCCCTCTATATAGAGGTTGCCGTCGTCGGCGCGGGTTTGAAATTGCACCGGCTGCGCGATTGCGGTCCTTTTTGCCATCATGAGTTGTTTTCGCCTCCTTGTAGTTTGCTTTGGTCGCCTATCATGCCGCGGGGTATGTAATTTTCCAGTATCACGAGATCGTCGAGGCCGTCCATCGGGGCAAGATTGAGCCAGTTGCGAACCTCGTTGCCGGTCATAATGCCACGGACGTATTCGTCGTTGCCGACGCTCGAAAGGTCCCTCAGGTCGTAATTGTAAAGGCTGCGGCTGTTGAATCTGAAATACCAGTCGGGGTTGTAGAGCAGTTTTCTCGTCAGCTCCTGCTGTATGTTCTCGGCAATCGGCATGATGGTGGACGAAATGAAATTGTTCCAGGCGTCGCGGGCAAACGTTCCCTCGCCCAGGACAAACGTCGGTATTCCCAATATTGAGGCTACAGTCTGTTTGTCGAGTTTTACAAAGTCCGCCAGCGCGAGGTCAGATAAGCTCAACGGTTTCACCTGTTGCACGTCAAACTGGTCTGCCGGTATGATCCACGGTTCTCCGGCTCTGCCGCTCGTGATGTAGTTCTGGAGCAGCCGGTCGCGCCCCTCCGGGCTGGAAAACTCATCGGTCAAGCCGTCAACCTTCACGATGAGCGCCGGTTTCCACTCTGATGACATAAACCCGTTTTCCGTCGCTGCGGCCTGCTTGAGGTTATCCGCGACGGTGGAGAGCTCGACCTGGTATCCCCTGCCGAGCCACGGATAGTAATCGCCGGGATTAAACGCAAAATGAAGTACATCATCCGGGCGGTATACTTCTCCAAGTATGAGCACATCGTAGTCCCACATCCCGCTTGGGACAAACGACACATACGCCGGAGGGATAGGCTGCAGGTCGGTGATATAGCCATTCTGCGTTACGGGATAAACCACCGCATTGCCGTTGCCGCTCAGCATCTGGGTTCTCACGATCCACCGCACCCAGTTGCTCCTCGTCATGTTGTGGTAAGGGGCGATGTCAACCTTTTTCGATAGCTCGTTTTTTATCCTGACGTCGCCGCGATCGGTGTTCTCCATCAAATGGATCGTCATTACCCCAATAAGCCGGGCGATGGTGTCCACCGCCGTCGCGATCTCCGGGTTATCCGCCAGAGTGGTATATCCCCGGCATTTCAAGCTGCCAAACTGTGAGCTGTCGCAATAAAACGTCACGCCCCGCTTCGTCGAGGGCTCCGCTCTGGCGGCTGCTCTATTTCGTTTCCGTTTACTCATTTCCAAACCATTCCTCCCCTGCTCTGATTCTGCCCATGCTCTCTAAGTAGCGCACGGTGGCAAAAACCGAAGCATCGAATAAGTCTATCCTGTGCTCCGGCTGTACCTTCTCGTATTGGATTATGTCGTCGGTTTTTTCTATCGCCCTAACATTCTGCACGCAGTATTCATACGCTTCGCTGTGCAGGTAGTAGAGCCGCCCATTTTTGGCGCTGTTTTCAATGTACCTAAACCCCTGCGATTTGTTGATCGTGTACTGCGGTTGGTCGATGATTTTAAAGCCCGCTTTTTTCATGTCAAGCATATACTCAGCGGCAAATTTGCGGTCATGGCCTACCTGCACGATTTTAAATCCCATGTCCCGCATGCTGATATACCAGTTGACCACGTCCGAGTAGTTGGTGGTGGGGGCGTTGCACATGGTCAGCCAGCCGCTCTCCTCCCAGCCAAACAATGGTATATTGTCCTGATCGGCCTTGAGGGCCGCTGCCGTCAGCGGAAAAAAGGCGTGGGTTATGATTATGTCAGTGTCTTTATAATGACCAAAAAGCGCCGCCGCGGTCAGGTCGTGGAGGCGGGCGAGGTCAGAGCCGCCAAACCATTTAATAGGCAGCCGGGCAAGCTCCGCCAGCGTCCAGTCATGCGCCGCGTCGCTGCGGCGGAACTCGTCGATGTCGAAGTAAGCCTTTAAGGCGTTGACGTAGACGTTCAGGCTTTTTGCCAAAAAGTCCTTGCGTTGCTGCGGGTCGTTCATCGCCTGCCGGCTGTCGTTGAGTATTTCCGCCGGGCGTATGCTCACACCATAGGCGGGATTAGCCATCTCGTGGACGATGGGGTTTGTATAGTCAATGTCGCCGCCCTCGTCCGGGTTTGCGCAGCACATAAAGATAAAATACTGCTCGTCCTCTATGGTGCCGTTAAGTACCTTCCGGCAGTAGCGCAACCGCTGTCCGAGGAATGCCTGCTCGTTGTCACCCGCCGTGGATATGCCTATGATCAATTTATTTGTATACGCCTTCATCGCCTCTTTAAAGAGGTTGTATTGTTTGGGCTTTTTGTAGGCGTGCATCTCGTCGCATATGGCGATATTGCAGTTGAGCGAATCCTGTGTGTCGGGGTTGGCGGCCAGCGCCCGGATATAAAACGAGCCGTCGTCCCCAAGGTCGGCAGTCATGCTGTGCTCGTTGTTGTTGTCTATGATTTTTATGGACCCGCCCTCGGCCTTGTCCTCTCCCATCTGGCGCACGTTGTACACTAAAAAATTAAAACTCTCGAGGGACTGCATCAGGGCCGCGCTGGTAATGTAGGTTTTCGCGCCGCTCTTGCGGTACCAGAGGGACAGCGCATAGGCAAGAGCCGCCGCAAATGTGGTTTTAACGTTTTTGCGGGGTACAAAAATGAGCGCCTCGTGAAATCTTACGATATCAGTGCCGCTCATTTTAAACCCTATAAGATTGTAAATGATAAATTTGTGAAAGGGCTCCAACTTGAAGGGGCTCCCCCTCAGCGGAGTGCCATCAATCCGCTCACCCTGTTGGTGTTTGAGCGTCAGCTCGATTATCTGTATCACAAACTCCGGGCCTTTGGGGTCTATATAATAGTCCGGGTTGTCCAGATCGCGGAAAAACCTCTCAACGGCCTGTTTCAGTTCCTCGCAGGCCACCTTCCGCCCGCCGCGTATGCTCTCGGCGTACTCCATGACGGCGGGCCAGTTGCGCCCTTTAATCGTCGTCAAAGCTAATTGCGGCAAGTGCTGCCGCAAGTTCTCCAGTTTTCGCGTTCTTCGGGGGCGCCCCGCAGACCTTTTTGTAGGCCGCCGGGGTCAGGCCCAGCTCGCGCCAGTACGCAAGCGCGGTTTTGTTGAGCATATCCCACAGGTCGAGGTATGGGCTGCGCGTCATGTTGGTAGCCCCGGCCTTATTGGTGTGCTCCACGATGGGGCCGTCGCCGTCCTCCCGGTAGTCCGCCATTACCTGGTCACGCTGCTCCAGTATCTCCGCGAGGCTGTCTATCACCGGGGCGTAGTCTTTGGCCTCGACACCGGCGCGCTTGCACAAGCTTTTGATTTTTGTCCGCCATTTCTTGGCGGTCAATGGTTCGCCCTGTGCCACGCCGCTCACCTCCTCCACCGCTCCGGGGCCGTGGCAAAAAACGGAGCGTTTTGTTTGTTTTTCGTTTCGATTTTCAAAAAATCCCTCGCGCGCGCCATAATGTAGGTTCTGGCGGCGACCCCCACCCCTAAAATTTTCTTTAGAGTTGGAAAAGGGTACCCGCGCCATAGAACGAGAGGAGGGCGCGTCCCGATGAAGAGGGGGGGATCAATCGTTTTCGCGGTTGAATCTGCTCCGGTCTCGCAGCGCTTTTGCCTTCTCCGGGTGCCGCTTGTTGTGGCACTCGTGGCACAGCGCCACAAGGTTGTCATCGGCAAACGCCAGATTGGGGTACTCGTCGGCGTGCTTGATGTGGTGTACCTCTGTCGCCTCGGTAAGCCTGCCGTATTTCCGGCAGTCCTGGCAGCGGTAGCCGTACAGCCGCAGGATATAGGCGCGCTTGTGCAGCCACTTCCGACTTTTGTAAAACCCCGGCGTTCCGGGTCTCGTGTCAGCCGTGCCGCTCACCTCCCGATACGCAAAAGGGGCCGCTCACGGCCCCTTGCTTTTTTGTCCTGTATCCATTATAGCAGGTTGCCGTCAAAAAATTTGCTGCAAATGTGCGTCAATTATTTTTTGCTGCGCCGTGGTGTAATGGTAGATAACTGTATTGATCGCGAGATTGCGCCACGAATAATACGTCCTGTCGCTTATGTGGAGCTTATCGCATATCTGGCTTTGTATATACATTCGGCCCCGGCGGCTGTTGGCATTGCTGCGGAGGTGGAATGTCTGCTCCATCAGCTCCGCAATCTCCGGCTCGTATGCCAGCAGCTCCGCCCATGCGTCCTCTATCGCCTCCACCCACATCTTCGCCCGCGCGTCCACGATCATGTGGTGCTTTTTGCCCGCTACCCTGGCAATCACAGTGCGCAGCGTAACGTCACTGTTGATTCCTGTTTTTGCCGGCGGCCCTTCCTTCGCCTGGCCAAACGCTGCGCTCTCTATTTCTTCGCGCTCTGCCTCTTCTGTTGTGCCGCTCAGCAGCGCGCCTTTTAAGGCGGAGTAGGCGTATAGGTGCTGTATCGCCTCATGTCTTATAGGGTTTTGTTTCATTCCGCACCCTCCCATATCAGCGGCCTTCCCTCTGCGTCTACCATTACGCACACACCGCCTTGGTATGTTTTTAGGTATTGTATGCCCGTGAGGTTATCGACATATATCGTATACAATGCACCCGTTTCCAGCGTTCGCAGTCTGTAAGTACCAGCTTCGGCCTTTCCGCACCCGCTCAGGGCGAGAATTAGCAGAGTCAATATTGTTATTGCTATTACTCGTTTCATTTTTCCTCCTTCGGTTTGTATCGAACCTTTTCGCAATAATCCATATTCCATTCTTTGTCAGCCGCCCATAGCGGGGCAATCATTTTTCGCGCACCGTCTTCACGCCAAACATAGACATCTCCGTTAAATTCAAGGCGTTCAAAATCTTCACAAGGAATTTCTTCTGCCCTCAGAATTACGCAGTGCATAATGCTCTTTCTGATTCCAAAGCATGTGCCAGCAAGAGCATAAAATCTTTCTTTGCCATCATACGGAGTATACAGAATGGCTTCTCCGAAACCGTAATCAATGGTATATTTCATGTTCATTCCTCCTGTTCGCTCGTCACGCCGGTCAGTGGCCGGCATGCGCAGATAATCCTCGATCACCGCCGCCGCGCAGGGCCAGCCGTAGCAGACCGCGCAATAGTAGCCCTCGGCCATAGCGCCGCTCATAAACTCGTTTTGATTTGGTGTTGGACTATTGGCGCCAGTTTTGAGCTCGATGTATATGCCATGGTAGCCGCCCCGGGCGGCAGGGATAAATACATCGGGTACGCCAGAATGCACCCCCTGCCCTATCAGCCGCGCAGCGGTGCGCTTATCGCGTAAGCCGCCGTTGGGTATGTGGTGGTAGAGCCGCAGTGCCGGATACTGCGTCCGCATCATCCGCGCCCAGTTGGTCAGGGCGGTCTGGTGCTCGTCCTCTTTGCCTATTACCGGCTGGGCAGGTCGCCATACGGGTATACCCGCCCGGTTCAGTCTCTCGGTGTATTCGCTCATCTTTTCACCCTCCCTTTAGTTTCGTCGTTTCTCTGGTCTCTCGCCAGCATTATGCTTATATACGCGCCGCTGACAAAGCTGTTTGTCCTGATGCGCACATCCTGCTCCGGATCGTACAAGAAATATCCGGGGTAAGCCTTCAGCAGCTCCCGGGCTGCATATTTGTCATGCTGTATCGTCCTTACCGTACTGCGGGTCACCTTGTGGTCATATACCTTGACAGTGGGCTGCTTGAGATTCTTGGAGCCCCACCATCTGCGCCGCCCCTTGGGATTCTTCGAGAGATACTGTCCCATAGCCTCAAGGCCGTATTCGTTGGGCTGAAGGCGATCCGCGTTGGCATAGCCGAAGTGCCACAGGCTTTCACAGGTGTCGCGGTCTATGCCGCTTTCAAGGATGACGTGCAGATGAAGGCGCTTAGTGTTTTCCGTGCCCTCTTCCGCGACTATCATGTACTTGCCGGAGGCCAGCCCTGCCTTTTTCCTGCGCCGCTGCCATCTGGCTATGTAATTCCGTGCGTCCCGCTGTATCTCTTCCATGACAGGCAAGCGACCGTTCCTGCTTTCATATGTCAACGTTACATGCAGGCCGCCTGCAGTTCCGGGGCCGAAATTTTCATTGACGAGCCGCACGAAGCGTTTGCGGCTGTTGCGCTCGTTATATCTCTTCTGTGCCGCCCGGCTTTCCCTGAGTCTGGACGCCTTAACCCCGCACTTGGGCCGTGTATCCCAATATGGGTATACCTCCAGCTCCAATATATTGCCGCTGCGAATCTCCTTCACGCGATAACCTGACAGCTTTGGGGTTCTGCCTGGCGTACTCTGTTCTGCATCATAAAAGTCCGGGTCTGTTATGATCCACTTCGTTTTCCGTCCTTTGCCCATAGCTCGATACCTCCTGTTTATCCAACATCGGCATTTAGGGGCTGACAACCCCGGCCCACATAGTGGGCGCGGGCTGGCAATAGCATAATGGCGCTCGCTTGTGTCAAGGGCTTTCGCGGCATAAAAGCCAACCTGCGGGCTGGCATTTATTCCACGGTCCCTTGACAACGCTTCACGCAATCGGGCGATGCTGCTATGGCCCTTTGCCGGGGACGGTACTTTGCTCAGGGTCTAACCCTAATGCAGTTGCCGCCACCCTGTAAAGGAGAACCGGGTAATGCCGTACCCGGCAAAAGGTCATGCTCGGTTTCTTACTACTCATTACAAGCCCGAAAAGAACTTGTCCGCCGCCTATTGGTATGCCTGCCCGATTCACCGGGCAGGCTTTAAACTGTGCATATTCTCTTGTTTTTTGGGACTGCGGAAAATGAATATTTGCTCCACCCCGGCGCGCCCGCCGCACTCCATGAATTTATCCGCTTCCAGTATGGGCAACTCCCGCCCATCTACCCTGACGCGGCAATCGCCGCGGTTCTGTCTGTATGCCTTCTCCGCTGCTTTCTTGTCAGTTGTGGTCAGCAGTACCGTCTCTTTTCCCGATCTGCGAATGAATACCTCATATGTGATAAGCGTTTTTTTCTTGCGCGCCATACCGCACTCCCTCCTCAGCCGTTGTGCGCAGCGGACACCAGCTCGGCCTTCCTCCGTACACACCAATCCGCTTCCCGGGTGTCCATCCGCCCTTCGCCCTGCACAGCGCCTTGTCGCATTGGCTGTCCATACTATTTATATAGAAGGGACACTCCCGGCAGTTCTTTGGGATACGGCGCATTTGGGTCTTTATCACTATTGGCATGGCCTACACCTCCGTTCCCGCTATTACCGCCTGGCAGCAGCTTCGCGCCGCCGCCCGCATCTTTCCCGCTATTTCGGATGCGCCGGAATCCTCCGCCCTCGCTATGCACTCCAGCATTTTGTTAGCGCTGTCCTGCATACTCTCAAAATGCACCTTGAACACCGCCATATCCGAGTTTGCCATCGCCAGCCGGCGCCTCAGTTCTTCCGCCTGCTTGGTAAG